GGGATAGCACACATTTAGGTAGACGTGACTAACTTAAATTAGTTACCCCTGTCTAACTAAAATTAGTTTGAACTAACAACTATTCATATGTACTAACTATAAGTAGTTATAACTAACTATAAGTAGTTATAACTTACTAACGCTCTCTTGTGTTGGCGTTATGTTTCACGTGAAACATGAAACGTTGTGGCGTGGTGCGGAGTGTTTCGGTGTGTTATGTCAACTATTGTAATAGTATAGAATGTTTTCAATTAGTGCCTTGTATTGTTTGTACAGGTGTTAGTAGATGTATTGACATTATAATTATTTACAAGTATATTATACTTATAAATAGGGGGTGATAGAAATGAGTAAAACAAATTCACGTTGTTACGATAAATATACATACGGTTTTTTACCATGTAGAAGATATGATTACACAGATAAAGATGCTTGTATTAATCAACATATTGGCTATATGCTTAATCGTACTCTTTCAATGTTTGAGTATGATGGTTTACCAGACACCATTGATAAACGCAATCTTGAACTTATGTTACAGATTAATGGTAATGTATGTTGGTATAAGTATGATGATAAATTATACGTATTTACAGGTGGTATGGGTGGAGAACCAAATGTTTATTATATGCCTACAATTTATACCATTGCTAACCCCGCTTTAAAAATAAGTAAAAATCTTATTATTGATAAAGATTGTGTAGTAATGCCAAATGATTTTTTGTATCTTGGTTTATTACCACTCTATGAACGATATGCTACAGGGTTGACAGAAAATGAGTTATCAATGAATATTGCAACAATTAATCTTAGAATTATGTCTTTGATTAGCGCAAGCGATGATAATACAAAGAAAAGTGCTGAAAAATACATAGAAGACATTATAAGTGGAAAGCTTGGTGTTATTGCAGAAAACGCTTTTCTTGATGGTATTAAAAGTCAACCATACGGCACAACAGGAAGCAACAATGCTATCACATCTTTGATTGAACATGAGCAGTATTTAAAAGCGTCTTGGTACAATGAAATAGGCTTAAACGCTAATTACAACATGAAGCGTGAGTCAATTAATTCGGGTGAAAGTCAGTTAAACAATGACATGTTAATGCCTTTAATTGATTCTATGTTGTACTGTAGACAAGAAGCGTTGAAAAAAGTTAATGCTATGTATGGTACAAATATCACAGTGCGCAAAGCTTCAAGTTGGGAAGACAATCAAATAGAAGTTGATAACGCACAAGATGATATCAGAGAAGAAAATGAAAATATTGAAGGAAAGGAAGAAAATCAAGATGGTGATATTGACGCTTAATGATGTTTATCCCGAATGGATTACAAAAGGGGTTTTTAGCTATCTGAATGCTTTAGAAGTGCCTTGGAAAAATGATATTACGGGGAATGAATTGGATGTTAATTATCATGGCTCTAGGAGTGGTCATAAACTCATAGGTTCTTTAATTGAAAATTTTCTTGAAAATAATGTAGTTAGTGAAGAAAATAAAATCACTATAGCGCAAGCAATTTACGCAATGTATATTAAAAATTGGAATGCGTTATATAAAACACTATCATTAGAATATAATCCAATTGAAAATTATTCAATGACAGAAACAGAAAATGTTCAAGATTCTCACAAGGGTACATTAGTAAGTGATTCTACAGACACAAATACGAATACTGAAGACACAATAGTAAATGATACCGCAAGTAATCAATTATGGGGCTTTAATTCAACCGATTCTGTTAATAGTGATAAACAAGTTGGTGATACCACTAGAAATGTAAATGGAAGTACAAATTCTACACATAAAAATACAGATACCGAAAACAAAGATATTACTTCTGATAGAACATTAAAACGTTCGGGTAATATTGGAGTTACAACATCACAGCAAATGATTGAAAGTGAACGTCAATTGTGGTTGTGGAATTTCTTCGAAAGTGTTTTTTCTGATATAGATAAAATACTTGTATTAAAAATTTATTAAAAGGAGATGAAAATATGTTTAAAGGTGGTTACAAATTAATTGATTTTAAAGAAACTAATATCACATTAGCTACATCTTCAACTATTAAAGGAGTGTATGAAGCAATTGAAAACAATTACAGAAAACCTACTCTTATTACAGGTTTAGTTATTGGGAATGTAGAAAAAGAGGACACTTTTGTTAATTTTGAACATGGCGAAAATGTGTATAATGGTTTACTTGGTATGACAGCAAATAACAAGGTTTTGTTTATTACAATTACCAATGAGGATGCCGTCACTATCACAAAAAATACAATTACAGTATCATAAGGGGGTATATAAGTTATGACAGTAGCACAGATTTACAATATTATTAATCCTATTACAAAAGAAATTCTCGGAGAAACTGCAGTAGTTAATGAAGACCTTTCTAACATTGTTGATATTGGAAAAGAGATTTTTGATGCAACAGACGTTGACAATTATGTTAAGTCATTAGTAAACCACATCGGGCGTGTTATTTTTGTTAATCGTCCTTACTCTGGTGGAGCACCTTCCGTATTAATGGATGGATGGGAATATGGTTCTGTTCTTGAAAAGATTAGTGCAGAACTCCCAGAAGCTACAGAAAATGAAAGCTGGGAACTTACAGACGGCGCAAGTTATGACCCTAACATTTTTTACAAACCAAAGGTTTCCGCAAAATTTTTCAACAAACGTGTTACTTTTGAAATTCCTATGAGTTTTACCGAACGACAGGTAAAAGAGAGTTTTTCCGACGCGGCACAGCTTAATGGATTTCTTTCTATGCTTTACAATGCTGTTGACAAGTCTATGACAATTAAAATTGATAGCCTTGTAATGAGAACTATTAATAATATGATTGCTGAAACATTACATGATTTTAATAATGGTGGTGATTATACAGGAACGGGTATTCGTGCCGTAAACCTTCTTAAATTGTATAATGATGATAAAGGCACAGACTTGACAGCTGAAAAGTCTATTAAAGACCCAGATTTCATTCGTTTTGCGTCTTACATTATGGGACTTTACATGGAGCGTTTAAGTAAAATTTCCTCTTTATTCAATATTGGCGGAAAAGATAGATTTACTCCACGTGATTTACTACATGTTGTTTTACTTAGTGATTTTGCTAAAGCTTCTGACAGTTTTTCAATGTCAAGTACATTCCACAATGAATTTGTAGCACTCCCGAAAGGTGAAATTGTTCCTTATTGGCAGGGTTCTGGTACAGATTATTCCTTTAGCTCTGTATCTTCTATCAATGTTAAAACTGCATCTGGAGATACTGTAAGCGCAAGTGGAATTATTGGTGTTATGTTCGATAGGGACGCACTTGGAGTAACGAACCTTGATAGAAGAGTTACAACAAATTACAATCCTAAAGCGGAATTTTTCTCAAACTGGTATAAATTTGATGCTGGTTACTTTAACGATATGAACGAGAATTTTGTTCTCTTCTATGTAGCCTAATATAACGCCCCTCTTTTAGAGGGGCATTTTAAGAGGTGATATAATGAATATAACTTTATACGTAAACAATTCAGAAAAAAATAAGATAGATAAAAATCTTACAAATGATTTTTCTTTATCTGGTACACTTAGAGATGTTACAAATATTATTAATCCTGTTATATTGATAGAACTTAATGAAATTGGTAACTATAATTATTGTTATATTCCTAATTTTAATCGTTATTATTTCATTACAGATATTACAATTATTAGAACAGGATTATTCGCTATTTCTTTGATGGTCGATGTTTTAGAGTCGTTTAAAACTGAAATTAAAAATCTTTCTGTAATTCTTTTAAATACACAAAATGTTGGAACAAATAACTATTTGCCATCACAAGTATTTCGTAACAATGTGAAGTCCAGAACAGATATTATAAATTTTCCTAGTGGTCTTAATGATTCTGGGGAATTTATTCTTATAACAGCTGGGGGTTAATATGGGAGTAAGTTATAATGATTTTATAAGTGCGGTAACAAATTATTACAATGCAGAAGCTGGAATAGCCCCAACATCATGGGGTGCTGGTGCAACATGGACAGAAGTTTCTAAAACAATGGGAAATGTAGGTATTAACACAGATAATTATATTAATTATCTTGAAAACTTCCCAGAACTTTTTGAAATTACAAGAAATGCTGACGGTACGGTTTTAGATTCTTCGTTAAAAAAATATATGTATTATGGAAATGTTGATGGATATAATACAAACACTGGTGGAGCGTTAAATAGTAATAAAGTGCCTTCTACATTCGCGGATTCTACGGGTTTAAATGTTAGTGGTATAACTACAAAAGCAACAACTGGTAAGTTGACAGTTAAGGGCGGCATTGGTTTAAAAGCTGACACAGGTTTAACAGCACAAGGTGTTGTTTCAACAATTGGAACAGCCGCTTTAGCTGTTGGAGTAGGGGCTACACTTGGTAAAGTTATTGGTGACGGTTTATATACTGCTAACCCAGATTTTTGGTCTACGGGTAAACTTTCAAAATTATCTGAAACTGACTGGAATAAATTTGCTATAGCTGTTAAAGATGATTTAGGCACACTTGTGAATAAAGGTGCTTTAGCATTATGGGGTGTTGATGGCGACACCACCACTATGTATGTAGATGAAAACGCCGTGGCTTACATGACTTGGTACATGGCAGAAAACGGGTTATTTCAATCAACTAACCAATCATCTTTACAGGATAAAAGTAGTTTATCTCACAAAGATTATCCAGACCCTCTTCTGTCTGGTAAAGGTAATTATACTGTACATATTAAAAGTAACATAGGAGAATTAGAAGCCAACTTTAAAACAGATGGTGATTACGGCATGGGATTCCTTTATGCTAATATATTCGATTTATTAGTATTTTCAAAAAATCCTTTTACAGTTACAACTACTAGGCATAATATAACAACAGGTCGAACAGATACGTATACAGATGACGCATTTAACAAATATCTTGGTACACCATTATTAACAAGAATTTCAAAAACACCATTTTATGTCGGAAGTGGTCAACGTTATGGAGGTGTAGACGGTGTTGTAGGTGAACCATTATATCAGTTAGGAAGAAGTGTTATTAATCCCGAAACATATGAAGATATTGCCACAATAATTTTTGATGGTGAAACAAGTTCAATACCTACATTAGACGGTGTTTCGGATAATCCTAATTCTACACAATTCAACCCTACAGGAGTGGGGAGTGTGTCAACTGCTTTAGGTGCTTTGAAAAATCAATATCCAGATTTATGGAATAAGTCCATAAAACGTAATACCATTCAAGACGATGGTTCAGAGGATGAAAGAACTTATGTACCTATTCCAATACCAAAATACAATAATCTATTTGATGAACAACCCACAACTGGTACACCATCTCAAACCGACCCATCAGTTAAACCAGAAACAACACCAAAAGACGAATTAGACAATGTGTCTGATACGACAACAAAAGACCCTACGCAATCGGATGACCCTAATACTGGTGGAGGAAATTCGCCAGATATAATTGTACCTACGCAACAGGCAAGCGCATTATGGGCTATTTACAATCCGACTTTAAGTCAATTAAATTCCCTTGGCGCATGGTTATGGTCAAGTAATTTTATTGACCAATTATTAAAGATATTCAACGACCCGATGCAAGCAATAATTGGATTACACAAAGTATACGCAACTCCAAATATATCTGGTACGGGTAACATTAAAGTAGGTTATCTTGATAGTGGCGTACCTTCAAATGTTGTCGAAAATCAATATACATATATTGATTGCGGTACAGTATCATTGCGTGAATATTATGGTAATATATTGGATTACTCACCATATACTACAGTACAATTATACTTGCCATTTATCGGCATTGTATCATTAGATATTGCAGACGTTTCACGTTCTAGCATTACTGTTAAATATGGGGTTGATGTATTGACAGGTGCTTGCCTTGCATCTGTATCGGTTCAACGTGATAATGCTGGTGGTGTACTTTATCAATATTCTGGTAATTGTGCTTGCCAATATCCATTGTCTAGCGGTTCTTATATGGGAATGGTAACAGGTGCTATTGGCGCTATTGGAAGTCTCGCACGTGGTAATATTATAGGGACAGGTCTAAGTATTGCTGGTATGCACACAAATATTGAACATTCTGGCGGATTTTCTGGAAATGCTGGTGCAATGGGTATTAAAAAACCATATTTGATTATAAGTAGACCTCAGTCTGTAATGAATGATGGTTTCCCCTCAATACAGGGATATCCATCTAATTATTTTACAAGACTTGGTGACTGTAGCGGTTTTACACAAGTTGCAGAATGTCATGTTGAAAATATTTCAGCAACAGATAAAGAACTTGATAAAATAAAAGACTTATTAAAGGAAGGTGTTATTTTATGAAAATCTATGTATGTACGGGACATGCTAACTATGGTAATATGATTTCATCAGCTGACGGTTCAGCTGTAGGAGGATGTAACGAGTATAACTATAATAACGAATTACTTCCATATATTAAAAAATGGTGTGAAAAAGTTGGCATTGAATGCTACACAGATACACCAGAAGTAGGAAAGTTACATTCATTAGAAGATGAAATTAATTATTACATATCACATGCTAATGCTAAGAATTACGATTTAGTAGTTCAATTACATCTTAATGCGTGTAATGAAAAAGCAAGTGGTTGTGAAGTGTGGTATTATTCATCTAGTGCTATGGGAATGCAGTATGCTAATAACGTTGTTAAAAAACTTGGTACAGTTTGGAACAATCGTGGCATTAAAGAAAGTAAAACTTTATATTGGCTTAGAAAGACAACAGCTCCATCTATTTTAGTAGAATCTTTTTTCTGTGATTATTCAAAAGATTATCAAAAAGCCATTAAATTAGGTTTAGATAATCATGCGAAACTTATTGTAGAAGGTATTCTAGGTAAAGATATCGCAACAGATAATACTAGATACTCTGTTCTTGTAGGTAATTACGACAAGAAAGTTGCAACCTCAGTATCTAAAGAGTTATCACGTTTGGGATATAAAACAGAGGTTGTAAGGAGGTGAAAATATGGACGTGAATTCTATTGCTAGTATTGTAAGTACTATTGGTTTTCCAATTGTGTGTTGCTTTGGTATGGCATATTACATCAATACCACTCTTAAGGAATTGACTAAAGTAATGAATGAACATACTGTTGCAATTGAAAAATTGACAACTATTATCGACAAACATGTAGACGGTGAATGAGTAACTAAATACTAGATATTGTGCAAATAAGGGGGTAATTGTACCCCCTTTTATATGTTTCACGTGAAACATTAGTGCGTAAATAAACAATATATAATAATTCCAATGTATATTAACACTACTAAAGATTTAAATGTCATTATTTCACCCCCTATCTACACCATTGTAAGTAATTTCGTACTATTTCACCAACCTCATTATCTTGATAATATACCTTATCACGTGTATAAAATATAGCTATTTTCTTTTCAATATCTGTTGTAGGTTTAGTGAGCTTACGTTTCCAATTAGGTCTTGCGTCATATTCGACACTATAAATTAAATCGTTATCAGTGTTTTTAAGCTCTGTTGTTTTTCTATGAATATATGTGAATACTGAATTTTCTACATTAATAATTTCACATTGCAGTAATTCATCATCAAATTTAATAAAGTATGTGAATAAAATATCTTTAGGTTTATACTTGTATGGTAAATGTGGATAAATCTCCATTTCCCACGCACCACCAGTAATCATTGAAAGTTTAGGATTGTCAAAAGCAAAATATAAGTCAGATTTCTTTCCTTTTTTATTAGGTAAACAATATTCAACAGCTACAGTTAATTCACTATCGCCATATCTATATAAATCAATATCCCCAGCTTCCATTTCTTTAATGTGGGTTAGCCCCATTTCGTGAAAGTATGGACAATATTTATTTACAGTATTACCTAGCATAAAAATTTTCACATCAGTACGATAACGAACTATAGTTGAAATAACATTCATAAATAGAACAAATTCATCCGGTAGATACATGGTTCTAGTAAGAAATTCATCAAATAATATTGTGGTAATATCTGGGTATGATGTTGATTTATCATGCTCCATTGACGAAATAGAAAAACCGTATGCAAAGGGTCTTTCCATTGTAATTCGTTTTTGTGTTTCTTCATCATATTTACAAAAGAACCATCTTGAACCATAATAATATACATCAGTCCATTCACCATCAGTCAATTCTGATATTATACCATTACTTACAAGACCGTCAAACATTGTGCGACCGCGTTTACCTGTAAAATCATCTTGCCAACGTCTTACAATCGCCAGCTGTTTATTTTCATTCACAAAATTTTCAAGTCCTAATTTTAATACACTATATGTTTTACCATTAGAACGTTCACCAAATATTACGTTGTAAGTAGCATTATGTGATAGAATATTATCTAAGCTATAAAATTTTTGTTTTTTGAACATTTTATTATTCCTTTCTATGTTTCACGTGAAACATTAACTAATTGTCTTAATTTCTGTTAAATAATCAACATACTCTTTAGATAGAGATAAGTGATAATCTGACCCCTCCATGTGAACCGCTGATAATTCATAGTAAGTGCATTTATTTCCTAAATAGTCAGTTAATACACCACTTCTTTCATTATCAATATAAGTATGCGTATTTTTACCTGTGTATTCTGGCGGTACATATAAACCTTGTTTAAATTCTTTAAAAATATCATCACCGAATTTTTGTTTTAAATAAGGGACTGCTATTTTCTTATTTAATCCAGACACTGTGATATTAACATGATATTCATATTCACTAGGTCTAAAAATAACTGTTTTAATATTACCATTTACACATTTTATTTTATGTCGTTTTTTAACTTTTAATGGTATATACTTTTCAACCATATAACGTTTAGCACCTAATGTTTTAAATCGTGTATAATAACCTTCAAAATCCCAAACACCTAAACACTTTTTCTCACCCTTCACAGTAGTAGGTTCAATTAAATCATGCGATAAGCAATGAAAATCCATAGCTTTATATAATCTATTTCTTATCATTTCGTTATAAGCATTAATATATTTTATATGATTTTCTCTATTAACAGTTTTTATAGAATCGGTATCACTATAAATATAATCATTTTTAAATTCTATTATACCTGTAAATAGATTTCTCCTGGCATATGCAGTAACCCACACACCCCACGGATAAAATAAAAAACGATTAGAACTATTATTATATTTTTCGATTGCTGTGTTAAAGTCTGGTGTATCTGGTAACCATTCATCTGCATAAATATAACTATCTCTTACAATATCAGTTACCATCATACCATAGCATGAATTTAACTGTTCTTTACTTTGTAAATACTCGACCTCTTTTCCATCAACACCTTTTAACGTAGTTTTATCACTATATAATTTTAATATTGATTTAACTAATGGCGTTGGTAAATAGCTTTTTTTATAACGTCTAAAATTAGATACACCGAAATGCTCACTTTTGTAAAAAACTTTTATAATATTATAATCTTGTTCGGTTAATGTTATTCTAATCCTTTTAGCAGAAACTAAACGACCATTATTAACGATAGGCTTTTCAACATCCCAGCACCTAGAAATTGATATATAATTATCAAATAACACTTTGCTGTCTATATTAATAAATTCGGCATCAAATAAACAACAATAATATTTAAGATTATAATCTAAATCCTCTTTTGATTTTATATCTACAATTTCCGCTTTAGACATTGGGAACATTTCCGCAACCATAACGCATGGGTAACTACTTGTAAAATCATCACTTCCCACATGTTGAACCTCTTTACCAGAAAAAAATGGGTTAGCATGTGTAAACCCGCCTTGAAAAGCACGTTTTAATTGTTTATACTCTTCTGGTTCAATTGTCAACTCATTCATTAAATCATAGTATTCACGATTCTTTCTATACTTTGTACTCTTTTCATTTTTAAAACATTCATGTCTACAATATTGTCGTACATAACCTGTCTTAGTTAATGGTATTCTTGTTATACCGCCATCTAATTGTATTCTTTCATATATGTACGCCATTACAATTTTTACATCATTAACGCAATAACCTTTTTCTTTATCTGTTAAAGGCGTATCTGAATGTCTTAATAGGGAATAGTCTAAATCTCCAACTAACTTTTCTATTTTAATTATTGTTAGATTTTTCGCTAATTTTGCTAATGCGTAACCACTTAATAGATAACTACAACGAAACTCTATTCCATCAGTAGTTGTCGCATAAACTGGTTTACGATTATCTATAGCAAATACCTTTTCCCATTCAAACCTTTTACATATGAATTGGAATTCATATGATAAGTTATGGACGTAAATAACAAGTCTCTTATTTAATGAGATATCTAAACATTCTATTAATTTTTCAATACATTTCAAAAACTCGTTCCACGTGCGCCCGATAATAACAAGACCATTTACACCTAAAGTCCATTCATACATAATAGCTGTCTTTTCTCCGTTATATGATATAAAAGATGTTGTTTCTATATCGAATGCACAAGGGGTATCAAAATACAACACTTTTTTCTTACTACGTAAACGTTCATTATACATAGCAACATTTGTTATATATTCAATATCCGATGGATTGTATATTTTATTCAATCCTAAAAAATTCTGAAATGTCACGTTCTGTATCTCCTACTGATTGCTGATATATTTCTGTTAATCGGTTACGCATTTCGTCCACAGCGTTTTCAACACTTGTATTATCTAATACGTTGGAAATTTCTTCAAATACGTTATATTTCATTAACTTATTAGAAACTGTACTGTCTATTTCTTTTAAACGTTCATAGACTTTAAAAAAATCATTATACTGTTTATTCGTTATTTTTATATTATGTTCTTTTCTTAATTTCTGTATCACTTCACGTCTAACAGCTTGTGCACCATGAACTGTCGAAGTTTCCATGCCTAAAAAGTTTTTAACACGTAAAAATTCTTTCTTTAAATCAAAATCGCTTTTATTCTTAGTTGTAAATTTGCCTTCACCACGTCTTACATATCCCTCATAAGCTGATGAAAATACGTCCGATTTTGATAATCTCGTAATACGTTTGTTCGCTACTTGCGCCAGTCTTGAAACAACTTTAGATAATTCCTTATGAGATAATGAGGATAAGTCTCGCTCGCTTAAATCTATTAAAGATTTCAAACTCATTTTCTGAATATTCATTCTTCTAATCCCTCCAATAATTCTTTTATTGTCATTCCTTTACGCAAATACCATAAAAGGATATAATAATTGTCGTTTCTACTGTTTTCAAATGATGATATATTTTCTACTGAAAAGCCTAACTCTTTAGCTACCATTGGTTGCGAATAATTTGTTTTATTTCTTCTGAATGTCTGGCAGTTTAATCCCACGTGAAACATTACGTTTTTCTTATCCATTGTAACACCTCCTTAAACAAAGGAGAGGTTGTTTCACCTCTCCTTATGTTTCACTTAAAACATTATTCAGAATCTACAATTGGTTCGGGCATTTCTGGGGAATCGTTCACAGCTGGGGTAACTGTTGCAAGCGATACGAATGTTTCTACGTCTAATGACACTTTAATGTTTTCAGACTCTTTAACCTTGACACTAACAACCTTACCAACTGAGGCGTATTTCTTTTCGAAATGCTTTGTTAATTCCTTAGAAGTCATTTCATAAGCATAATCAATAGTTGTTTCAAGTGCTTCGTGGTCATATGCGTAAATAGTAACTTCAACAACATCTTTTTTGATAGTTCTTGTAATTTTTTTCATTGTGTTAATCTCCTTATTCGTAATCATCCAATGAATTGTCTTCAAATGGGTTTTCGGAAATTGTGTAATCTTTTACCCATAATGTACGACTAGTTATTTCACCATTTTCAGTTTCAACTTTCTTTGTAGCAAGGTTGGCTTTATCCTTATCAACAATAATGTTTAAAGGACAATCATCCGCTTTTGGTGCAAGTCCTTCTGGAAATTTCACCTGTACAGACACGTGTTCACCGTCTTCTTTTCTTGTAAGCTGTGTAAGGTAGGTGTAAAAACGTTTTCCTTCACTTGTAGTTCTTTTCTTTGCAAATACTGTTAATTCCATTTATTTTTTCCTTTCTGCCTTAGTTTAGGCTACGATTTTAATGGATTATCGAGAACCATAATTAACTATTCTATTTATCTAAACTTAAACCACACATAATCATCTCTATTCATTACTACTGTAAATACATCATAACCCCATGCATATATATCTTTTTTAGTATCTACAATAATTGTCCAGTCTTTAATGTTATTATTATGTATGTATATTTCAAAATCAAATAGTTCATCAATTTTATGAAACATTTCTGTTAAAATTTCTTTAGATAGTGTACCTTGTTTAATCATAACGTTTCACCTGTCCATAAATCTTCTAAACTATATGTTCCAATGTAATGATAATAACATCTAATCATTGACATTTCATTATCATTAATTAAATCCACCATGTATAATCTAAAAGCCGCTGATGCTAGGTTAATCATGTCTAATGTTGCTTTACGTGCTTTAACATCTCCTAAAATGTTTCTTTGTAAGCTACCATGAAACGTGTAAATAAAATTTTGAATACCATTTTCAACACCTCCTTAGTGGACTTCCTCTTTACATGTATTATATTACTACACCTGTGCAAACATATTTTCATATCACTTCACATCTTTATAATAATCTTCTGCATCTAATACTTTATAAATTTCATGCGCTCTTTTACTAAAACATTCAGACATTGCTGTACGATTACACGAAAGAAAATCATCGCTTGCATGATAAAATGCGAGAGCAATTTCATTTAAAACTTCTTTTGACGCTATTATCTTTCCTAATCCTTTAATATCTACTGTCATGGTATTTGACCTCCTTAATAGGTTTGCTTCTTTACATGTATTATATTATCACACCTGTACAAACAATACAAGGCACTAATTGAAAACATTCTATACTATTACAATAGTTGACATAACACACCGAAACAC